TTGGCCTACGTTATTCAGCCAAAACTACTAAATGCAAACGATAACTTTGCACCATCTGGTTACGCACTAGCTGCATAACACAGGGGGTTGGCCACTTACCTAGCAACAGAAAATGTGGCACATCACACATTCAGTAAAAGTAAAGAAAGGGACAGGATGTTTAATAAACTACTACTTACAACAGCGCTAGTCTGCACAGCGGGCTCAGTAATGGCCGCAGACATTGGTGGCGAAATCACAACTGAGATCAAAGAAAACGCAGCAGGCGATTGGGGTGCTACAACATCCTTCGACCTAGGTATCGCATCAATGGGTACAGCGGTACCCGCATTTGCAGCCATCGATCTAGACATGAACACCGACGGTGACATTGAGCTTGACGAATGGCAAGTTGGTACAGTGGTAAACGGAGACGCAATGATCTCATTTGGAGATCAAGGTAATGTTTGGATCGATTCAGAAGACGGTTCAACATTGGCTGATCCAGCCATGAAAGAATCTATTGCAGTTAAAGCCCTTGGAGCACAAATGGCCTTTAGCTGGAAAGATATCGAAGCGGATGTAACAGACATCGAAACAGTAGCCGGTATGTATGAAATGAACCTAGGCTATGTATTTCTACAGGCAGCAGGTTCTTATAACATGGACACTGAAGAATTTGCGATTGGTTCTCGCAGCGATTATCTGTTGGACGACAATATCGGTCTTGGTGCTGCAGTCACTTATGACTCAGGATCAGAAGATATTGGTTTTGAAGTAGATGCAGGCGCTTACGGTGCTACAGTATTCGTAAACGGCGACCAGGATGAAATGCTTCAAAACGTAGGTGGTTCTTACACTTACGGCTTCGCAGGGATCGAACTCGAAGCAGGAGCGTCATATAACCTAGACAGCGAAGAACTAAAACCTACTGCGGCCGTTTCATTCAACTTCTAAGTTGAGATAAACTTGCAGAAAAAACTTAGTAGCGGGGCCTTTCGGGGCCCCGTTTGTCGTTATAAATAAAAATAGGTTTTAATCAGCGGAGGCTTGTAATGTCACTAAAATTGAAAGAGCTTACTTGGGCTCACCACCAATCTGCTGAACGGCGTAAGTTCGCTAAACATCTTATTAGCGGCAATATTGAGCCCAAACTCTATCACAAATTTTTATGTTGCCAGTACTTAAACTACGAAGCGCTGGAATCTAAAGTAATCATTCCCCCAAATTTGCAACCGATTAAGAGGTCCAATCGTATTTGGACTGACATTCGTGAACTTGAAAACGAGTATGAATTAGAGCCTGATGGTAGCTATCCACCTTCTGTAGAGAAATACGCCAGTCATATACACACTCTTGCCAATATCGATGCTAACGATAGACTGTTAGCTCATATGTACGTAAGACACTTTGGTGAACTACATGGTGGTCAGATCATCAAAAAGAAAGTGCCCGGCTCAGGCAAGATGTATGAGTTTGAAGGAGATACTAAAATCCTTATTGAGGAATTCCGAAAGCTCTTGCATGACGATATGGCAGATGAAGCTAAGATTTGTTTTGACTTTGCGTCAGAATTATTTGATGAGCTTTCTGAAGAAATTAGTTGACAATCTAACCATATCTTGATATAATATAATTGTTAACAGCCAACACATAGGAGGTATCTTATGCATAGAGAAGTTGCATTCGAAGAAGTAACAGTCAAACCACTTACACGTCTCGAAGAAGTAACAGTCAAACCACTTACACGTCAACAACGAATGGGTAAGAGTGAAGCTGCTAGAAAGCGACGAAGAACCCTAAAAGAGGTTCGTGAAACTAGGCTAATGAATACATTTGCAAAAGCTCGTAGAGCAAGAAAGCGTAGATAATAGATAATGGAAACTTTAACAGTTAACGAAGATCCCCAAACAGGGGATCTTTACTTGCAATTCTCAGACGATCTTCTAGAAAAATTAGGATGGGAACCAGGTGACAACCTTGCTTGGATTGATAACGAGAACGGAACTTGGACACTAAAAAAATATGACGCATCCACTATGGAAGAGACTGAATCAGTACTCTGATTTTATATTTAATNAATTTGATGAGTACTTCGAGCGCTGGGATAATCCTAGTTACACAGAAGATATGCACTTTCCTGGTTGGACCGATACCTTTTGGCATTCCGATCAAGTGTATAAAGCTCATCTAAAAACAATCATTCCTGAAGATGGTAAAGGCCTCTGGTTGATGCATGTTAATGTGTTCCCAGAGAGATACATTGAACTGCCCATCTTAGGATTTGATATTGTAGCAGGCCCAAAAAAGATTACAGGATCTTTTATGGACTATAGTCCCTTACACGGAGTCCCACATCCTTACACAGATTTCATGTCTCGAACAGTAGAAAACTTAGAGTGGAACAAACAAAGAGAACTTCCACCTTGGGCTAAAGAAATCTTTTCAGATCATATGATCGCCGTAGGTAACATAAACACCGATGAAGAATTAGATCAGTTTATTGATGTAACTTCACAGCTTCTAGAATTCTACTTGGAAAACTTAGAAGCCAACTCGTTTGACTCACATAGAGATACTTTACCTTTATTAAACAAGTATTGCCAAAATCAAAAATTAAATCCACATTTGCACCGATCTATTTTAGCAATGGGTATATCCGAAGAAGATAAAGATGCTTATGTCAACAATGTCTTATTCGAGGAGATTTAAATGGCATTTTTAGTACATCCCTTACCGCCAGTTGCAGTATACGTTAAGATGGAATATCTATATGATTTAGAACCAGGTCATCCAAGCTGGGGTAATTTGACACCGGGCATTTGGATCAGCGTTAAATCAACACAGGCAAAAGCATTATATTTTGAAACACTACTTACTGATTATGGCGCACTATATGATAAACTACCAATTTCTGCGTTTGTATGGAAAGAAGACTTCAATCCTGAAGACCAACTCCCACTTGACGTTCTTCAGCTATGGGATTGCTTTGACTATGATATTACTGTTATTGAAAAGCCAATCTTGTGTAGGTGTGAGTTCTTCGGAAAAGATAAGAAGATGCACAGCGGCGAGTACGAATTCACTATTGACAACGCCCACCGCGACAAGTCTATCCTTGACACCAATTTCAGTGAGCAAGATCCCGAACACAAATCATTCAACGTCATCAGACTTGACAACGGACAATTTGCCGCGCAACCAAATAACAGAGTTATATGGCGAGACAGCTCACTAACACCTGCTGAGTTGAAACGACCTGATTTTAAAGTATGTACTCAAAATTATGCAGTTGAAGATCAACCTAAATGGTCGGTCGGTCATACTGATGAATGGCAATATAAAACTAAGGAAGAAAGTGGAATGGAATGATATTAACTATTACGGAAAACGCCAAAGCTTATCTAAAGAAAGTTGGTAAACCTAACGTATCACTTGCGGTAAAAGGCGGCGGATGTTCTGGTTTTCAATATGAGTGGGGAACCACAGACAAAAGCCCAACTATTGAAAATTTATGGTTAGATCCTATGGCAGAGATGTTTGTTTTTGGTTGTACAGTAGACTATGTAGAAGAACTGGGTGGTTCCTATTTAAAAGTAGTTAACCCCAATGCCACTGCTTCATGTGGCTGCGGAGAAAGTTTTGCTGTCTAGGGAGATTCAAATGGACATAAAACCTCACTATTACGTAGAAGATCAAGAATGGAAACATTTTCAAGAAGCACAACAACTGCAATATATCGAAAAAATTAAAGAACACGAAGCAAACAGGACCAGTACTAATGAGCGCAACAAATATTGGAAGGAAAGCAATTATGGAAAATAAACCGTTGACAGTTCATGGATGTTGTGATAATATTAATATAACAAGTGGAAATACATCCGTTATGTTCGGTAGACATAAGTACATGATTTATGTTTCCTTTTGTAAAAATTGTGGATCTAATAAGGCCACATCCAATATTCAACATGTGAGGGATAACAGAGATGAGCACGTTCGTCAATCAGTTTCTCGGTGAGCGAGAAGGTAACCAACTTCGAGCAGAGATATATGAAGCCGATCAAGGTTACACAATTCGTTACCACATCAATGGTAATTTCGTTAAAGAAGAAACTATTACAGGCCATAGCATTCATTATATTGAAGATGCTGCAACCAATTGGTTGGATGGTATTAAGGTACTAAACGGATAATGATTACACCAAGAACCCCCGAAAAAGTGCATCATGATATATCAGAGATGCTATCACGCGGTGTTAACTACATTGATGCTTTAGTAGAATATGCCCGCCAAAATGAATTAGAAATTGAAACAGTCGCAGACATTGTAAAGAAATCTTCCATCTTAAAAGAGAAGGTTCGCAGTGAAGCGGTTGTCTTGAGAATGGTTAAACAAGATGATCAAACACTCGACGAGTTTTGCTAACGAAGAGTCGTTTAAGTATTATGTGATGTTCTTGGCAATGAAGAAACACTTCGCCAGCCAATACGACTATCACAAATATCATGGGAAAAT